TTTAGGTAGACCTTGTTCAGAAGAAACTAAACGTAAAATTAGTGAATCTAATAAAGGAAAGCAGCTTTCTCAGGAGAGTATTGCTAAAATACTTAAAAATAGAAAATCTAATAAAGGATTTAAACATTCTGAAGAAAGTAAAAGAAAAATGTCTGAATGGAGAAAAGGTAAGAAACTTTCTAAAGAGACTATTGAAAAAATGAGAGCTAAGACAAAAGGATCTAGATTAAAAGCTCACTTTAAAGAAGTTCATCAATATGATTTAGATGGTAATTACTTAAAGTCTTTTCCAAGTATTACAGATGCTATCAAAGAATATCCTTGTGATATTTACAATGCTGCTTCAGAGAGACATTCTACAGCTGGAGGATTTCAATGGAGATTGTATAAAAAAGATAACATTGATGCTTTCTCAAGAGTTTGTAAAACAGTTTATCAATATTCTTTAGATAACACTTTAGTTAAAGAATGGAATGGTACAAAACAACCTTCAGAAGAATTAAGTATTCATAGAGGAGCAATTAGAAATTGTTTATCTGGAATAGCTAAAACAGCTGGAGGCTATTTTTGGAAATATTAAAACTCAAAACGAAAAGAATGGCAATTTATAGCGATCAAGAAGACCCAAACCACATTATGTGGAACAAAGAGAACGAAAAAGAGAATGAAATTAGCATTGCTGTTGAGAAGACACCATCATTTGTTGAAACTTGGTATGAAGGAGTTATAGAATACCAAGGAAAGAAACATCAGTTCTGGATTATAGATCCTGAAGGAAGTGAATATGAAATAGAATGTAGATGGTTCTTCAAGAATGTCCCTAGAGAAGTGAGAATGATGTACAATAGTATTATTGAATCTTATAAACAAATTAAGTATGATAGAAGGAAAGAAGAAAACTGAAGCAATGTACAGGGCTATCGAAATGGATAGCTCTAGTTCATTAAAAGAGTTCTCCATGGACAGAAAGAAATACCATCGTAAGTATGTTCTTGGAGAGAAGATTGATGATAAGGACACCCAGGCTGCTACAATTGGTAGAATTGTAGAAACATTGCTATTAGAACCAGAAGAGTTTGACAATAGGTTCTATATGTCTAGCTGCGCAACAGCTCCTACAGGACTAATGCTTGCATTTGTAGAAGCTTTATATAAGTTTACTAAAGATGCTACAGATGAATTTGGTAATATTTCCAGGCAGTTTGAGGAAATTGCAAAAGATGCATATGTTGAAAGCGGTTTCAAAATCAAATTTGATGCTGTAATTGGTAAATTTGTAGGAACAGATGCTGAGATTTATTACAATGAAATCAGAACTGTAAGAAGCAAAGGACTAACAGTGATTACAACAGAAGATGTCACAAATTCTGAAAAGATTGTGACAGAACTGAAGACTAATAGTGTCACTGCAGAAGTGGTTAATCTTATAAACAGCGCAAGATGGGAAGTGTTCAATCAAGTGCAGATAGAAGGATATAAAGTTGGAGGAGTTGAGTTTAAGAGTATGATGGATAAATTGATTGTCGATCATACCAACAAGACTGTACAAGTTTATGACCTTAAATGTGTTTGGGCTGTAGAAGGATTCTATGAAGAATACTATCTCTATAGAAGAGCATATATTCAAGCCTATCTGTATTGGGTGGCTTGTACTAAGTTTAAGGAAGAACTTGATATTGTAGATTATTATGTAGAATATCCAAAGTTTATCGTTTGTGACAGTACAAACTATTTTAATCCTTTGATTTACACACTTGATACAGACGACATGCAGGATGCTCTCACTGGATTTGAGCATAAAGGACGTAACTATCCAGGTGTAACTAGTCTAATTGAAGATTTGAAATGGGCTAAGGAGAATGATGTATGGAATATATCAAGAGAGAATTATTTATCTAATGGATTAGTAAACATAAGGAGGTAGGAATGGAGCTTAAGAAAACTATTACAAGTATATTCATGGTGCCGACTCTTAAAGTTGACAGAGAAAGATTGAGAGATAATGGTTTTATAAATGCTTATATAATCGACGGAAGTAGAGATGTACAGTATAAGAATTCTATATATCTACTGTTTCATCCTACTAGTTTGGACAAATTCAAACTGTTTCTAGACGATGAGTATGAGCGTACAAAATTAATCGTAGATGATTATGACCATTCTGGTGGATTTGTAGTGGTTGTTTATGAACTCAACAAGAAGTTTCAAAAGGACTTCTCTCTTATAAAGATGGGTAAATATTCCAAAACATCAAGAGAGTTCCAAGCTATGTTTCCAAAGATCATCAAGATTAAAAAGAACGGATTGCATAAAGATGAGATTTCTTTGCAATATCGTATATTTAATAAGACAGAGGATTTGAAGAAATTCTGGGAGGAAAAGCTTGGTGTAGAATTTGATGATTCTATGGAAGTTTGGCAAGGATTTATAGAAGAAAACGAAACATTAGACATTAATAAACTTAAAGAACATGTATAACGAAGAGTTTTTACAAAAAGTGATTTATGAGCATGGTGTAGACCAAGCTATTATATTTTGTCAGATTGAGAGTGATAAATACGGTGCGCAGTATGAAGAGATGGATATGGGTGATGCCATATCTATATCAGAGATTAAGTATGAAAGAGACTGGTGGGCTGAAAGAGCAGAACGTTTAAAAAATAATGAACCATGCTAGAAACATTAGAGAAGTATCCAGAAGCAGCAAAGGTGGTAAATAACTACTACCTAGAAATTATGTTAAAAAGTTTGAATGATGACAGTCTTCCTGAAAACTTTAAGGAGTTTGTAAGAGAAATGGGAGTTGGCAATGATAAAATAGCTAAAATCATTGACGGTTCTCCAAGAGCGCTATTTGATGTTTTTGATGAAAATCAAATATACATTGAAATAAGTGTATCAAATGATAAGTTTTCTTACAAAATATATCCTAGAGATATTAAATTCTTAGATGTTGTATGGTATGACACTAGGAAGGAAGTGGAGAAGATTGCTATTCTAGATGCGTTTAAACTATTAAATGATAAAATATGCGAACAGACCCAATTGTAGACCAAGTGATTGAAAAGTTTCAACAGAGAAGTGCTGTTGGAATAAGAAAGTATAACACAACGTTATATGAAAACAATCACGACAACTATCTATTACATCTCCAAGAGGAACTTCAAGATGCTACATTGTACATTGAGAAGATTATTAGCCAGAATGCTGAGATAATCAATCTTGTTAAAACCACTTCAAATGATATGGAATTGGGAGTGAAAATAAGAATGTTAGTTAGATAGAATTTTCAAAATGTCTTGGTTATTAGAGGGGATTGCAGTAAGTTTGCAATCCCCTTTTTTTAACTAATAAACAAAAAAAAACTATGGATTTAGGATTGGACGCATTGAGTAAAATAACCGTGTTTAGTAAATATTCAAAATATTTGCCAGAACAAAAACGCAGAGAAACCTGGGATGAAATTGTAGACAGGTACCAGGGTATGATGATTAAGAAATATCCTAAATTAGAAAACGCTATTGTAAGTAGTGCTAAAATGATCAGGGATAAGAAGATCTTACCTTCTATGAGAGCTCTTCAATTTGCTGGTCCAGCTGCTGAAGTGAACAATTCAAGGATTTATAACTGTTGTTTTCTTCCAATAGATAGCTTACATAGCTTCAGTGAAACTATGTTCTTGCTATTAGGAGGAACAGGAGTTGGATATTCTGTACAGAAGCATCATGTAGCACAACTTCCTGCAATCACTAAAACAGGCAAGAAAAGGCACTATTTGGTGGAAGATTCTATTATGGGATGGGCAGATGCTGTAAAAGTGCTGTTTAAAGCCTATTTAGAGGGAAAGTTTATGCCTGAGTTTGACTTTAGATCCATCCGTCAGAAGGGTGCTAGATTGATTACAGCTGGTGGTAAAGCTCCTGGTCCTGAACCTCTTAAGCTTTGTTTGTCTCACGTACAAGCTATTCTTGATAGGAAACAAGAAGGGGAACATCTCACACCTCTAGAGTGTCATGATATGCTTTGTCATATTGCTAACAGTGTACTTGCTGGTGGTATCCGCAGAAGTGCTATGATTGCTTTGTTTAGCCATGATGATGAGGAAATGGTAACATGTAAGTATGGTGAGTGGTATATGCTAAATGAGCAGCGTGGTAGGGCTAATAACAGTGCTGTACTTGAAAGAGGAGTGGTAGGTGAAGAAGAATTCAATGCTCTATGGAAGAGGATTGAAGCAAGTGGATCTGGTGAACCAGGAATCTATTGGACAAACAATAAAGATTGGGGAACTAATCCATGTTGTGAGATTGCTCTCAGACCATATCAATTCTGTAACCTGTGTGAGGTGAATGTAAGCGATGTAACTAGTCAAGAGGATTTGAATGAGCGTGTTGCTACAGCAGCATTCTTTGGAACTCTTCAGGCTGGGTTTACAGATTTTCATTATCTCCGTCCAATTTGGCAAAAGACAACACAAAAGGATGCTCTATTGGGAATTGGTATGACAGGAATAGGATCTGGTGAGATTCTTAAGTATGATCTTGACATAGCAGCACATGTAGCCAAGGTGATGAATAGCATGATTAGTAATGTAATAGGAACTAATGAGGCAGCTAGGATTACATGTATTAAGCCTAGTGGTACAACCAGTCTAGTGTTAGGTACAGCTAGTGGTATTCATGCATGGCATGCTCCTTATTACCTCAGGACTATGAGGTTTAATAAGAATGAAGACATGGCAGCTTACCTAATGGTAAATCATCCAGAGCTCTGTGAAGATGATGTCCTCAGACCTACAGACACAGTTTGTGTACGTATTCCTGTTAAAGCCCCAGAAGGATCTATATTCAGGACAGAAACAGCTATTGACACATTAGAACGTGTTAAAAGGTTCTCTCTAGAATGGATCAAACCAGGACACATTAATGGTGATAATACACATAACGTAAGTGCTACAATTTCTATTGATAGTAGTAGAAAATATTCAACTTGTATTACTCCTGATGGATCACCTAATTACACTCCATCTGAGAAGGGAGAAGATAATGAATGGGAAATTGTAGGAAATTGGATGTTTAACAATCGTGAAGTGTATAATGGTTTGTCGGTATTGCCCTATTGGGGAGGTAGTTATTCTCAAGCACCTTTCGAGGACATTACTGAAGAAGAATACAACAAACGTATCACCTCATTGACATCTATTGATTTAACTAAGGTGACTGAAATGGATGATTCAGTTGATTTTGGTGCTATACAGGCATGCGGAGGTGGTGCATGTGAAATCAACATCTAATGAAACAAGAATTTATAAGAGACGTACACTACTATCTCGATGGGGATAAAGTGATTTTCACAGAAGCTTACTTTTTACAGAGGGGCACGTGCTGTGGCAACAAATGTAGGCATTGTCCGTTTACAAAGCCCCCTGTAAAGGGTAACAAAGAACTGGAGAAAAAGAAAGAATTATAACGTATATCTGTTTTTCGATTTACGCCCTGGGATTTCTATCCTGGGGCTCTTTTTTTATTATTTGGCCCGATTAATTATATTTTGTATATTTGGTAAAAGAAAAAAACTATGGCAAAGACAAAAGAACCAACTGGAAATAAGTTCCAGGATGCAATGGACAAGTTGAACAAGACTTATGGTGTAGGTACAATCCTCACATTAGACAGCAAGACAGAAGGTGATTATGATGTAATCAGCACAGGAAGTATTGGATTTGATTGGATTACACTTGGTACAGGTGGATTCGTTAAAGGTAGGATGTACGAACTTATGGGATGGGAGGGTTCAGGTAAGTCTACAATATGTGGTCATGCTGTGGCAGAATGTCAGAAGAAAGGTGGTGTTGTATTGTATATAGATGGTGAGCATGCTGTAGATAAGAAGTATTTTGAAACTATTGGTGTAGACACTACAAAGATGTTAATTGCTCAGCCTAGTTGCGGTGAAGAAGGTTTTAATATTGCTATGGAAATGATTAGCACTGGAACTATTGATCTTGTAATCATAGATAGTGACAGCTCATTGATTCCTAAAAAGATGTTGGATGGTGATGTAGGAGATTCTTCTATTGGTAGGAAAGCTTTGTTGAATAGCTCTGCCTATCCAAAAATGAAATCTGCTCTTGCTGAGCACAATGTTTGTGTAATTGTAATCAGTCAATACCGTGAGAAGATTGGTGTAATGTTTGGTAATCCCACTACCACTCAAGGTGGACATGCGCTGAAATACTATTCAGACTGTCGCATTGAGGTGAGCAAAAGCTTGTTGAAAGAGGGTGACGTAAACTATGCAAATCTGACAAAGGTGAAGGCTACAAAGAACAAAATGTCTCCTCCCTACAAAGTTCATCAATTTGAGATTGTTTATGGTCTGGGAATTGATAAGGAGAAAGAGATTATGGAACTTGGTAGTGAGTTTGAGATTTTCAAGAAGTGGGGTAAAACCATTACATTTGGAGAGACTAAGTATGATCTTGAGCAATTTAGTGCACTATTGTTAGATAACGAAGAGTTCTATAACGACATTAAAGAAAAGATTAAATCTAAAATTAAACAAACAGAAATAAAATCTGAAGAACATGTTAAAAGTGAAATTTAAAAAACTCTACCCAGATGCAAAACTACCTATAAAGGGTAGTTTGCATGCTGCTTGTTTTGATGTTTACGCACAGAGCGTAACCTATAATGCTAAGTTTCCTAACAAGAGATATGTAGGACTAGGGTTTGCTACAGAGATTCCAGAGGGCTATAGAGGCGTATTGGTTCCACGTAGTAATTTTACAAAGCATAACTGGATTATGAACAACTCTATAGGAATAATT